GTCTGGATTTGCTTGAACAATGTCCCATGTAATATTCGGATTTTGAGATAATATATACCAACACCAAGGTTTGTCTGGATTATTTTGAATAATGTCCCATGTTATATTTGGAGTTGCGGATAATGCCCACCAATCCCAAGGTTTGTCTGGATTCGCTTGAACAATGTCCAATGTTATATTCGGATTTCCAGATAAGTACTCCCAATGCCAATCTTTATCTGGATTATTTTGAATAATGTCCCGTGTTATATTCGGATTCATAGATAAGTATTCCCAATGCCAATCTTTATCTGGATTGTTTTGAATATCCTCCCATGTAATATTTGGATTTCTAGATAATGCATACCAATTCCAATTCTTGTCGGGATTCGCTTTTACTAAATCAATCAAGCGCATAAAAGATACAATCCTTATACAAAAAACAAATTCGTTTTCGTTATATTAAGGATTTTCATATAACTGTGGATACATAAACAAATGCCTCGCGAAACTTTGCCAAAGGTTGATGAGTCAGGTGACACTATTGATTATCTTGAGGAAGACCCTGAAATTCCTACACAGCGATACTCTATTATTTCATTTTTGTCTCCTGAGAAGATTATTAAGCAGAAGCAGGAATTCTTTAACGAAAAGTTTGTGGAATGGCTTGAGTATGATTGGAAGATTAAAGGGATGGAGCATTTTATGGCGTTCCTTGCGAAGAAGTATAATTTGAAGGTTGATGAATTGTTCAAGGACCTTGAGGAATTTACTAAAATTCATAATGATGAAATTAAGAAGACCGATATTCGTGAGCAATATGAGGTTTTTCTTTTGAAGAACGAGAAGGATTTGGAGACTCAATTTACGGAGAAAGTTGATTTCCGAACGAATGTCCGCGGTGTGAAGGTTCGCCGTGTATTTTCTGAACTTGGAGAATGTCAGCAATATGCGCGAGTTCTACAGCGCCGTTACCCGAATGATAATTTGTATATCGGGAAAGTTGGTGCTTGGTTGCCGTGGGATCCGTCGGAGCACCGTATGCCGGAAGTTGAGTATGCTGAGAAGGAATTGAATGAACTTATGCGCAAGTATAAGGAGAATGAAGTAAATAAGGAAATCTTTTTTGAAGAAGAAAAAGCTGAGAAGATTCGGGCCCAAAAAGAGGAAAATAAGCGCCGTCAGCAAGGGCTCAAGGACGCTGGATTGGCAGATACAAACGAGGTATCTCAATCATTGGACGTCCCAGTACACCCATCGGAGGGCGCTATTCGCGAGTAATAAATATCTTTTGATCCCATACGAATATAATTATTATGAATGAAAAAAGATGCTATACTTGTTCAGAATCATGGGCATGGTGGGAGAGTTTATGTAATTGAGCAAGTTACTGAAGACTGTTTAATTAATTAAAATTTTCACGCATTGAAACCGGTATACATTAATGAAGGAACGTTTAAAATGTTATGATCCACGCGGAGATGTAGATATGAGACCAACAATTTCTGATAGGATATATGATTTAATTGATGATAAAGTTAAATATGTGGCGGAATTCAAACCAGACACATTTTTTGAAAAACTGTTCCAACCGCGGTATCCTAGGAAGATTGCAAAATACGTAAAAACTCTGTCTGAACGCCAAAATACCAGTGAAGAAGTTCCGCTACTACAAACCACCCAAGAAGAGAGTACCAAATTGAAATCCCAGTAAAATAAGAGAATATCAAAGCGAGTCCAATAGTTCCCAAAATATCATACAACGCGAATCCAAAAATTCTCGTTGCATGAAATCCTTTTTTCGGTTCACCAAAACTATGTTTGTTCATTATATTAACTAGACTTTTTTACATTGACCCATGGTCCGGAATTCTTTTTCCGCATTCCTTCGGGTGTAAATTCGTCTTGCGCAAGCATAGAGCTTGTGAATGGTTTATTATCTACCCAAAGGGAATCATCGCAAAGTTTAAATTGCGGATGTTCTGATGCTTTATACCAGAATACTTGGTCTTCTAGTCTATTTGATTGAACTCCATTGCATATGACTAGGCATTCATAATTTTCAGTGCATTGGTCCATGAATTGGCAAAACATTTCAAATGTTGGAAACATTCCTGCGAAATTTTCATAAATTCTTCTACGATTTGAAATACCGGTTTCTCGCAAAATAAATACGAAATCAATGTTTGTTCGCAAATTTGGGGTTACACCTAGCGGATACTGCATTGTAATCAGTGTTACCATGTCGATATGACGTCCGTTCATAAAAACATAGCGAGTAGATTCTTCTCGAATCCATGATGAATCGTAAAGGCAATCATCTAAAACTAAAAATGCGCGTGGGTCTATATTAGAATTTCCAGCACGTGTTCTTTTTTCATGTTCGCGGGTTTGTTTAACGGAAAGTTGGCGTTTAATGGCGCTCATGACAATATCTGGCTTGTATTTGTCGTGAATCAGCTTTGCCGGAACAATATCTTGGAAGAATGGGTTCGCAACTTCTGTTCCTGAAATGACTGTTCCAATTGGAAAACATGCTTGTGTATGGAACAAAATATCTTTTAGTAAAAAAGATTTACCGGTGTCTTTCTTACCGATTAAAACAATCATAGGCGATTTATGGGAATCTATAGCGCAACGACTTACTATAGTATCCATGTTGAACTTTTTAATTTGGAAGTTCATTCTTGAGTTTACCGCGTGAAGATTTTAATTTATGCTTTAACACAATCATATAATGGTGAAAAAGGGGGAACTTCGCACAATTCCTGTAAATCTGTCTCTTCATAAATATTCTTTGGACGAATTGAAGCGAGAAGCTGAGAGGGAATGGGGTATACAAAATTTACAGCCTTTTTTTCCGTCACTTGAAAAGTTATTTAAAACAGAAAATAAACCGAAACCGCTAGAATATGGGATTCAATTTTCTGATGAAATCCACAGTATTATCAGTAAGCATACAATTCGGACAAAAAGCGGAATTAAATCCATTCATAACAAAGTTAGTATGGTTTTAAATTCATACAAGTTTATTCAAGAAGATTATGGAAAAATAGGTCTTCCATCAACAAAAGAGCAATCCGAAAGTATTTATCATAAATTTCAAAATCCGAATAATTCCGCGTATATTGGCTCTCTTTTTTCCGCATTATTGAGTGAGTCCAGTTGTCCTAATTTTCCGAAGGTATATGGTATTTTCTTGGGAACCGCGGTAAAGCATACGATTGATATTTCAGATGATTACGAGGAATTATGCGAGCGTCCATGGTTTACACAAAATATTGGCAAAACATTTGATTTGAAAATTTCAGAAGAGACCGGCAATATATTTAAGCACACGCGAACATCAAAACTAGAGCTTAATTTAGGGGATGAAATGACGCTTGATGGTGTTGAAGAGTTGGCTGTTGAGCGTATTGAAGCGGAGCCATCGTCTCTTCAGCAAATGTTTAAAGAGCAAAAATCTGATGATAATATTTCAGACAGTTCTTCTGTTTCTACTTCTTATTTCTTTGATGTTCATTCATGTGATTGTGAGGAGGATGATCTCGAGGATGATGTGGATGAGGAAGATACTGAGCCATTCGCGTGGGCTACGTTTTCAAATGTGCCGGTTCAAATTACTGTTATGGAACAATGTGAGGGAACCATTTTCCAACTATTCATGTCATACAATGACAACGAAAAACACATTGCTTGGTTGACTCAAGTTATTTTGGCGCTATCATTTGCTCAAAAGAATTTTGGATTTGTGCATAATGACCTTCATGCGAATAATATTATGTATGTTTCTACGGAAAAGGAATTTTTATACTATTCTATGAACGGCCAATTCTACAAAGTTCCCACGTATGGATATATCATTAAGATTATTGATTTTGAGAGAGGGACCGGTTCTGTAAAAATTATGGGAATGAAAGAGCCTAAATTTTTCATGAGTGATCATTTTATGATTTCAGAAGAGGCTGGAGGTCAATATAACACTGAACCATATTTTACAAATAAATTTCCAAATGTTCGTCCGAATGCGTCGTTTGATTTGGCGCGATTCGCTACTTCAATGTTTTGGGACTTATTTCCAAATGGGCCGACGTGCGAAGAATATAGTAAAAACCAAATATTTCAATGGTTTACGAAATGGATGACAACAGAAGATGGCAAATCGGTCTTATTCCGCGATGATAAGAGTCGCCATGATAGATTTCATTCATTTCATCTGTATAAAGCCATTGTTCGATTTTGTAAAAACGCAGTTCCATCTAAACAACTGCAAAATAGTCCTTACATTGTAATATCTGTTTCAGGAGAAACTGTATGTGTCATTTAGTGAAATAAGAAGTTACATGATTTTCAATCTTATTTTTCGCATCATGCGTGTATGTATAATGTTGTAATATTGCATTTTCAAATCCAGTAGCTGAATATAATACATTCATATTTTCCGGAAGTTCAAATACATCAATGTTCTGCGATTCAATTTCATCATTTAAATAATACTGTTCATAACTTGGTTTATATCCCGGAGCATATTTATCAAATATAGTTTCAGTAAAATTAGAATATGTTTTTGGTATTCCAATCAATCCGCCATTATATTTAAATGATGGACAGTATTTATCATTTGGAAAGTATTTAGCATGAGAATCCCACGCTAAACATAATCTATTCATATTAAACGCTTTTATAATTTCTACATCCGGATTACTAGGTAGAAGATCTAAATCCCAACATATAATAAAGTCATAATTAGGTAATATTTTATGCGCTAGAAGTTTAAACCAAGATGGGTGTGAACCTCTAGTGTCAATATTTGATGGAATGTGTTCTATGAAATAATATTCAATAGAATGTTTATTAAAATAATGTGATAAAACCTTTTTTGAATTTTCTGCGTAAAAAGGATTTCCGATTGATAAGATCATAACACACCATTTAAATACCATTTTAATTATTTAAAGCATGGTTAAATTATTTTGTATGGATGCGCACATTTCTGTAATAGCTGATTTTAAAAGTGCAAATCCTGATATTGAAGTTATTGATTGGTGTTTATCGCAACATTCGTGGGTAATGAAGCGGAGTATGGATGTTCCTGAAATCATTCATCAATATTCATGGGATGTAATTAATGAAACTATGATAAAGCAATTTCAAGATGTATATGACGAATTTCTAAAACAATTTGATGGTTTCATTACCTGTCATGTACCCGCATTTGCGATGATTTATGAAAAGTATAATAAACCAATTTTAATGATTAATACATGTAGATTTGATTTGCCATTTTGTCAAACAAAAGATTATCGTATGCTTCAAGTATTTAAAGATTCTATTATGAGAATGAAGGATAGAATTACAATTGTTTCAAATAATCTTGGAGATCTTGAATATACACGACGTTGTGTAGGAATTACTCCGCTGTATAACCCATCTTTATGTTTGTATACAAATGTAAAATATACACCGACAAAAGATACATTTTTATGTCATTCCGGATCAACTCCGGCACATCCATTGATTACACAGCGGTCTGAATTGGGTTCACGACATGAATGGAGTGACGTAGTGTCCTATAAAGGAATTATACATGTTCCGTATGAAATTAGTACAATGAGTATGTTTGAGCAGTTTACGGCCGGATGTCCGCTGTTTTTTCCATCAAAGGAGTTTTTAAAATCAGACCCAAGTAATCTTATAACTATACGATCATATGGGGGGCAATCTGACCTATCAATAAATGACTGGATAGACAATTCAGATATGTATCATATATTTCAATCACTAAACACATACTATTATAATTCAATTGAACATTTATACGTCCTATTAAATGATTTTAAGTATGTAGATGACACAGAATTTCGTCAAAAATACATTGAAACTGTAAAAAATAATTGGAAAAAAATATTTAAAAGCTAGGAGTTCCTACAAACATTTCTTGAACTGCGGGAACGGTTTCCGCAACAGTCTTGGTAACTTCTGGAACATCAACGGAGGTTGCGAATACAACGCCGGACGTAATAAGACCGCCAAATAGAGACAATTTCAAAGCATCTTCCCATAGAATTGGTGCGCCAACTGATTTACGCTCTAAAGCGTAAATAATGAATGTAACTAGGGCAACTGCTATGGAGGCAATTATCATAGCATACATTTTATAGCGAGTAAGAGTGAATCTTTACAAATTTAGAACGAGCTCGCCACTTGGTTCCAATTCCACTTGTTCTGAAATTTGTGGTGGTGCCGGCGTAGGAGCTTCCTCGTCCAAATTCTCATACTGTAACTCCGCAGTTTCGTCGCTAAGATGAATTTTTGGTTGCTCTTCTTCTTCAGAATCTTCATCATCATCTTCTTCTTCAAATTGAACAGCGCCCTTCTTTTCCTCTGCAAACGTTGGTAGTTCGGGAGTTGTTTCCGGCTCTTCAACGAAATATTGTTTCGCAATAGCCCCCCACGGAATAAACGAAGAAATAACCGTGTCAACCATAAGTTTGATTCTATTATTAATTTCCTGACGGTTTCTAGCTTCTATTTCAGTGGGAAATTGGGAAGTTTTAAATAAAAATGCAACCTGCCACAACTCTCGCGCTGCGGAAATATACAGTGTATGAATAAATTTTGAGAGAGACGGCCTTTCAAAATCAATCTTGATTTCGTTTGATGTCCCGCGGTAACGAATTGAAGCAAACGCCTTCATATAGGCCAGAAATACTCCCATAAGAAGATCATCCATATAAGAACATTTGCTAACCTTTAGTATTCTTTCAACTTCCGTAGAAAGAGTCGAATCTGACCACTCGGGAATGCGTGTTAGCATATTCTGAAATGTTCTTAGAACTTGATCCGGTTGCCCATTTCGCTCACACAATTCGTTCGCGGAATTATAAATACTCCAAAATCCTTCAGAAACCGGAGAAACTAGAAGACCAGTAAGATGTTCTTGTAAATGTGTCTTGGCAAATGCAGTATCACCCATTTATTACACAAATCTATATTAATATATCAATTTTAACGAAAACGAATTTTTTTAAAATATGACTTGATTTGTCAACGCGTAAAAAATAAAAAGCTATCCGCGTGAATGTCTAACTTTAAAGAAATTGAAAAAATTTTAAAAAAGGTTGAGCATCTTCACCCGCATGGCAATTTTATTGAAAAAATGCGCAAAATTTATGAGGAAGAAAGAATTCTAGGTATAATTAGATATCTAAACAATTGGCAAACTCAAGAGCACAAAACGAAGCGAATTGATCCAAAACATAGATGCTACGGAATATTTTGTAAATGTCCAACAGTAGCATATGGTGTCGCAAATTGTGTTTTAGCAGTTGTTCATAAAATTGAATTCTAAAAAACGGATTCTTTTTCCATTATGAAAGGAATTTCAGAACGAAATGGAGATTATCACAATTATCGCTGAGAAGTACGGCTTCAATGCTGAGGAGGCACTTGCTTATTACGAGACAAAGACCGGCGGTGTTAGTCCAACAAAGTCTAAGAAGCGATCAACCGAAGAGAAGCTCAAGGATGATATTGCTGAGTTAAAGGAGAAGATTCCCGCAAAGAAGGGAAAGCTACTTGAAAAAGCTAAGCAAAAGCTCACAGAACTTGAAACCAAGCTCAGTGAGTTAACGAAGAAGAAGGCTCCGGCTCCGGCTCCGGCTCCAGCCCCAGTCGTCCAAGCTCCGCCCCCAGCTCCAGTTCCGGCCGAGCCGGCAGAAGAAAAGCGAATTAAGCGGATGACGCCGACCATCACAAAGCAACTCAAGGAAGAGTTGAATAAGGTTGGTCTTGAGGTTGATGACAAGGTAAAGAAAGAGTTTACAAACTATGTGAATTCCTTGGACAGCGAAACGTGGAAGGCTGGTGGTCTGGCCGACCATATCCGCGAGTTTGTGGATTCAAAGGCTCCTGCGAAGAAGGAATTGACAGTAGAAGCGTCCGCTGATCCGAAGGTGATGAGCCTTGACGAGCTTAAGAAGATTTCGCTTCTTACAGAGGTTGATACACCGGGTGTATACTGGAATGGCGACGATGGAGTGTTTGTAACAGGTCCTGCGGACGAGGAAGATGAGGACATGAAGAGTGTTCACAATTTCAAGGATGCGGACTATGTTGTAGGCGAGAAGAGTGGACGAGTATACCTAGTAGGGCCTACGAAGGATGTCTTCGCGGGATTTGCTGGAATTGGGAAGTTTAAGAATATTCCGGCCTAAATAATATTATTTGAACTAAATACTCTTATGAAAAAAACTATTTGCGGTAATAACCAAAATGAGAAAAAAGGAATAAAAAACGCAAGAGCTCCAAATAACATTGGAGAAATAAAATTATTTCCAAACTCTATAGCCGAGAACACGGATAGAGCATGGAGATAAATTCCAAAGAAATATGCTAAATTTTTTGCTAGAATTCCAAAAAATGACATAGCGTGTTGTGACGGCGTTTTATTGTCCGGTGAACTTATAGCCGGCGCAGAAACACTAAATTTTTTTCCATCCACAACACTTTGTGAACTCGAGGCCCCATTAATCGTATATTGAACCTCAAGCGATTTTTGTTTACTGGGATTTGGGTCCGGAATTCCAACAGCTTTGGGACTTACAATGATATTGATTGAACCATTATAAATTTGATCTTGTAAAGCATTTGTAACATCTGTAAAGTTTCCTGAATATCCGTATTCCGCTTTTACAATCTTTAATCCATCAGCTTCGCGCGCCGGAGGTGCATTTATAATCACTGAATTTCCATCCTTTTCCGTAAGAGTAGTTGTCGCGCCACCGTTAATCGTGTATGTTAACGTAAGTGTTTTTGTTTGCCCCGGAGCGGGGTCTTGGACGTTTAAAGCATCTGGAGTTACAACAAACGATAATTTCCCTTCTGATATATGCGAATTCACCGCATTTGAAACATCAACTGTTTGAGAACCAACACCATACAACGCCTTTGAGATAGCAATTCCAGACATTGTTCCTTATTATGATGAGAATACGACATTTGCGACGCCACCAATAACTCGTAAGAAATTGTATGATTCTACATAGACATTCGTTATATATGTATAATTGAACGTTTGATTTCCGCTTTTATTAATTACAGTAATGATGTCGCTTGGAGAATATAACAAATTTCCAAAAGCGTCTGTTGCATTCGGATTTACTACTGTTGGATTAGGATTTCCGGCCGTTGATTTCAATATACATACCTGTGTCTGCGGTTGAGAAGATACTGCAAATGTTGGTTGAACATATGAATTTCGAAGTATCGTTTTATTAAATTGTGAACCATTCAGTTGTCCGGACGGTTGCGTTGTGTGGTGATCTAGCGCAAAAGAATATTCGTAAATTCCTGATAAATCGGTGGATCTTCCGGTCTGAAACCTATACAGTTGTAGTTGATTAAAAAATGGTGTTTGTTTATATCCAAATCGTTCCTTTCCGTCCAAAATCACACTTGACTCTAACAAAATATCGCGATTTGTTATATTTGTTGATTGGGCGTTTCCCGACGAATACCATGGCGTCATTCCGCTTAATGATGTCGAGTCAATGGGTGGTTTATGTGGGTCATCCCAGTTTGTGTAGTTATCGAAATCATTCATCTGATATCGGTCATTTCTCTGCGATACCCAAACAATTCGAGTGCATAAATTTCGCATCGTCATTTCAATGTCGTTTCCTGCGCCATACTGTCCTTCTTTTCTAACATAATCTACCTGCGGAATAATGAATGAATGATCTGTCTTCGCAATGTGAGCCATTTCTTGATCTGTAAGAAACACGTAGTTGCATTCCATGAATGGATTTAAATTCCATAGCGATAGGGATGGGTTTGTCGGGACAGTTGGGTCAACGTATGTTGGCGGTGATAGAAAGTGGGGGATTTGAAATAAACTATTTGAGGAGTCCGGCGCAATGCGTTTTCCGTATGTCGGTGAAAGCGGATTGACATCTTTCACTGTGAAAAGTTGATACATATTTTTAAGTTCTACAACAAACTGGCATTCCGAATATTGAAGAGCTACAAGCGGTAATGCGGACCCAATATCTTCACAAAACCAGAAGTGAAGCGGAATAGTTAACGTTCTACCCGCAATACTTGGAGCTGACTGGGATGTAGATGTTGAAATAGCGTGTGGATATTGATTTATACGGTCATATGCGTTGGCCGGATCATACAGTTCGGGGACATTTCCGACCATTTGGTCAAGTAGTGCCTTTTTGTTGGCATCAAACTTTAGAGTAGCGTATAATTTCATCCATTCGCCGGTATGGCGGACAATTTCTTGTCCATTGATTGTGATTGCAACATAATTAATCATGTTATAGCCAATGTTCTTTATCCATTGAAATTCGTAACCAATCGCTGTAGAACTTGAACTAACGGATGATGGCAATGTTGTTGCTGGAACGACCGGTGAAAATATGTCCGGAAGTTGGATATTTAAATAGCAGTCGTGAAGCATTTGAGCGTAAGGTTCAATGCGGGCGCGCAATGTTAGAGACCCATATTGTGGAAGATTAATGTTTGTAGTTTTGAAGTATAATCGAAAGTGTTCCATCGCGAAATCAGTGTGACGTTTGTATACAGAGCGGAAGTGTGTGAAAGAAGGATTTCCATTTACAAGTTGGTCTTGGGCGCCTTTGCCCACGAGTTGCATTAATCCGCCAGTCATTCCTATTTATATTGTCTCGTTTAAAGATTCAGTGTTTCTTCCACATGAATTAGCAAATGGACCTCGCATATGTATCGTTAGCGGTTATAGCATCAATGGTTCTCGCTTTGTCTGGGCTGATTGCTTATTTGTATTGGCAAAATACACGTATTCTCCAACAGCTTCAACAGTTAGCATTAGTTGTTGCGTCGCATCTGAATGAACAACAGCCTCTTCCAAAACAAGAACCGGTCCCCGAGCCAGCCCCCGAGCCTGTCCCCGAACCTGAGGCTGAAGAGGAAGAGGAAGAGGAAGAGGAAGAGGAAGTGGATGACCGCGTGGAGGTTGTTGAGGGTCCCCCCGCAGTTGATGTTGATGATTTACATTCTAAGACTGTGAAGGAGCTCCATGAAATTCTTACAAAGAAAGGCATTCCATTTGGAAAACGCGATGCTAAACCAGTCTTAATTCAGCTACTCAAAGCAACCGCGTAAAACGAATTGTTTTTTTACAATACAGTGTATATTACGCTAAAATGCGCTTGATTGATTTAGTAAAAGCGAATCCCGACAAGGATTGGTATTGGTATGCATTATCTGAAAGTCCGAATATTACATGGGAAGATGTACAAAACAATCCAAATTTATATTGGAATTGGAATGGATTATCTCAAAATCCGGATATTACATGGGAGATTGTTCAAGAAAATCCAGACAAAGATTGGGATTGGTATGTATTATCTATGAATCCGAATATTACATGGGACATTGTTCAAGCAAATCCAGACAAGCCTTGGAATTGGGATGGATTATCTCGAAATCCGGATATTACATGGGACATTGTTCAAGCAAATCCAGACAAACCTTGGTGTTGGACGTACTTATCTATGAATCCCAATATTACACCAGACATTGTTCAAGCAAATCCAGATAAAGATTGGAATTGGCGCGGATTATCTTTAAATCCGAATATTACATGGGAGTTTATCAAAGCAAATCTAGATAAAGATTGGGATTGGCCTTGGTTATCTGGAGATGCAAATATTACATGGGAGTTTGTTCAAGCAAATCTAGATAAAGATTGGTGTTGGAGGTACTTATCTTTAAATCCGAATATTACACTAGACATTGTTCAAGCAAATCCAGACAACCCTTGGAATTGGGTGTACTTATCTATGAATCCGAATATTACATGGGAGTTTATCAAAGCAAATCTAGACAAACCTTGGAATTGGTTTGAATTATCTGAAAATCCAAGTATTACATGGGACATTGTT